CCACAATCATTGCCGCTGAACGCCTAGGCCGCAAAGCACGGGTCATGGAACTGGACCCTGCCTACTGCGACGTGATCGTCAAGCGCTGGGAAGACTTCACCGGCCAAACCGCCATCTGCTTCCCCTCTGAAGCTCACTTCACCGAGGCACAGGAGGCTGCCTGATGGCACCCCCTCGTGGCCCCAAAAAGGAAACCCTTGAACGCGCTGAACGCTTTGCACGCATCATCGCTACAGGTGGCCGGCGCTCCGATTGCATCCGCTACGCACGGGAAAACTGGGGGGTCAAGGACGATGCCTGTGACCTTTACCTCCGGGTCGCCCGCGAGAAGCTCAAGGCTGACTGGGACATCGAACGTCCCCAGATGATTGCTGACCTGCTATCGCAGTGCTCCACGCTGCAGCTAGAAGCACGTCGCGCTGGGCAATACCACATCGCTCTGGGCGCCATCAACACCGCTGCCAAGCTGGCGCAGCTCTGCTCGTGAGCATCCTTGCTGCTGTCCGCGAAGGCCACGTCCTTCAGCAGCTAGGCCAAAGCGGTGAGGTAATCGACACCACTGAACTCCTTACCCGCATCCGCGCCGACCTACACCCCGGTCAGCTCGCCTTTGTTGATGACACCAGCACGCAGATCATCGGCATCTCCGCTGGCTATGGAGCGGGCAAAACCCGTTCGCTCTGCGCCAAGGCCGTTCACCTAGCTGCTGCCAACCAAGGCTTCATTGGTGCGGTCATGGAACCCACCGGTCCCTTGATCCGCGACATCTGGCTTACGGACTTCGACGACTTCCTAGAGGCTTACGACATCCCCTATTCGTTTCGCGCCTCACCCCTGCCGGAATACACCCTGCATCTCCCTGGCGGGGATACCAAGATCCTGTGCCGCAGTTTTGAATCATGGACTCGCATCATCGGCCTTAATTTGGCATGGGTTTTGTGCGATGAAATCGATACTGTTGCCCCCAGCATCGCTAGCAAAGCCTTCCCCAAGATCCTTGGCCGCTTGCGGGCAGGCAACGTGCGGCAGTTCGGTGCAGCCTCGACGCCAGAAGGATTCCGCTGGATGTGGAACACCTTTGGCAGTGACGACGCCCAGCAGCGCGCTGACCGCAAGCTCATCAAGATGCGAACGGCAGATAACCCACACCTGCCGCCGGACTTCATCGAGCGGCTGCAGGCCAACTACGACCCCCAACTGCTGCGCGCATACCTCGACGGCGAGTTCGTCAACCTGACCACTGGCCAGGTTTATGACCGCTTCGACCGCATCAAGCACGTCCGCGAGGACATCGCCCCCGTCGAGGACGAAGAAACCATCCTCGTGGGCATTGACTTCAACGTGGGCAACACCAACGCTGCCCTAGCCGTGCGCCGAGGCCGTGAGCTGTTCTTCTTTGATGAGATCGCTGGTGCCCATGACACCGATGCCATTGGCCAGGAACTCCGCCGCCGCTACCCGCACGCTCGCATCCTCGGTTACCCAGACGCCTCAGGTGCCAACCGCAGCACCAACAGCTCCCGCAGCGACGTGGCCATCTTGGCCAGCTACGACATCAGCAACATGGCCCCTAAGGCCAACCCACCCATCCGCGACCGCGTGGCCGCCGTGCAGGCAGCGCTGGAGAACGGCAAGGGTGAAACGCGGCTCTGGGTGCATCCACGCTGCCGCAAGCTGGTCGAGTGCCTAGAGCTGCAGAGCTACACCGAAAAAGGTGAGCCTGACAAGGACGCGGGTTACGACCACATGAACGATGCTGCCGGGTATCTGGTGCATCGCGTTTTTGAAGTGGGCCGGGCAACAGCAGGCCGCGCAGTGCGCAACCTGAAGCTGTACTGATCAGGGAAAACTAAGGGAAAACATCCGTGCTAACTACATCCGCCAATTCCCTTGCCATTACCGGCAGCATCCTTGATCTTCGCGTCGAAGATGCGGGAATGGCCTGGCGCAGGATGGAGCCGCGCTGGGAACTCATCGAGGCCCTTATCGGTGGCACCCTGTTGATGCAGACGGCAGGCCGTCGCTGGCTGCCGCAGGAACCCAAAGAGTCCGACGACAGTTACAAAGCTCGCCTAGCCCGTTCGGTGTGCCCGCCGTATCTGGCGAGATTGGAGCAGATGCTGGCCGGCATGATCAACCGCAAGCCGGTCCGCCTCGACAACGTCAACGAAACCATCACCGAACACCTCTTTGACACGGACCTGCAAGGCAACGACCTCAACGTCTTCACCTTTGACCTAGCCCGTAAAGTCATCCGCTATGGCCACTGCGGTGTCCTCGTGGACTTCCCCCGTGGTGATGAGAATGCCCAAGGTGATCGGCCCTACTGGTTGACCTACACGCCCCGCGACATCCTCGGCTGGCGCACTGACATCCTCAACGGCACCCAGAAACTCACCCAACTGCGCTTGCGCGAGCAAGTGGTCGCCCCCTACGAGAGCGGCAACGGCTATGGCGAGCAGATCATTGAGCAGATCCGCGTGCTGGAACCCGGTAGCTTCCGCCTCTTCCGTAAGACGCCCAGCAAGAGTGGCGACTACGAGCTGGTGGCCGAAGGCCCCACCACCCTTGATGAGATCCCCTTTGCGGTGGCCTATGCCAACCGCGTCGGCCAACTGGAATCCACCCCACCGCTTGAAGAGGTGGCCTTCCTGAACCTGCAGGCATACCGGGTCGGCTCAGACCTCAGCAATCAGCTGCACATCGCTGCTGTCCCCCGGTTCCATCTTTACGGCGTGCCGGCTGAACTCGATGAGATCACCGCAGGCCCCGACTCGGCCATGGCGTTGCCCGTGGATGCCAGGGCTGAGTTTGTCGAGCCCCAAGGCACCAGCTATCAGTTCCAGTTCCAGCAGCTGGAATCCATCCGCGAGCAGATCAATCAACTTGGCCTGGCCGCTGTCATGGGCCAGAAGAACGTGGCCGAATCCGGCCTATCCAAAGCCATGGACCGCAGCCAAGGCGATTCAGCCTTGATGACCGTGGCTCTTGGCCTGCAGGACACCATTGACAACTGCCTCAAGTACCACGCCGCATACCTCGGCATTGGCAACCCTGGCAACAGCATGGTCAACACCGACTTTGTCAGCCAGCGCATTGAACCCGGTCACGCCGCCGAGCTGATGAAGCTCTGGCAGTCCGGTGCCATCACCCAAGAAACCCTGCTCATCCAGCTAGCGGACGGCGAGTGGCTCTATGACGACTTCTCGGTGGACGATGAACTAGAAGCCACTGCCGCCATGCAGCAATCCCGCCTAGAAGCGCAGGAAGCTCAGCTGCAAGGTGCCATCAACGAGTTGCCAACTGCTCCAGCCAACAACCAGCAAGAACCCAACAGTGACAACGACGAGGATGCCTAGCATCAACAACTGCATCTTCCTCAAAGGAAGTAACATCTAAAGTGTTACCATCTTGGTCTTTATGTCTGAGGAAACTACTGCCCCTGTGGAGCAGTCACCTGAACCCTCTGCTGTGGAAGCTGAACTGGAAGCATTGCGGCGCAAGAACCGCGAGCTACTGGATGAAGCCAAGAAAGCCAAGGCCAAAGCACAAGCGGTGCCTGATGGCGTCAATGTCCAAGAGCTGATCGAGTTTCGCAACCGCCACGAGCAGGCCAAGCTGGAATCGGAAGGCAAGTACGCTGAAGCCCGCCAAGCCCTAGAAGCGCAATACCGCGAGCAAACTGCTGCCAAGGATCAACGCATCAGCGAGCTGGAAGCCAAGGTGCGTGAGCTGGAATTGGTCTCCCCCGCAATGGCTGCCTTGGCCGAAGTGGTCCACGATCCTGAGGCTGTGTTGCGGCTGAAGCTCAAGCCGGAGCAGATGGAGCGCGAACCGGATGGCACCGTGGTGGTGGTTGATGGCTACCAGCGCACACCGGTCAAGGAATGGGCCAGCAACCTTCCCGCCTGGATGCAGAAGGCACCCAAGCCTCAAGGCACTGGTGCCCCAGCCGGTAACCGAGCCAGCAATGCTGCTGCTCCTGCAGGGTTGAAAAATCCATTCAGCCGCGAACATTTCAACCTGACCGAACAAGCCAGGATCTACAAAACTGACCCTGATCTCTACCAACGGCTAAAAGCTGCGGCAAAGTAGATCCAACTGGGATGGCCTGTGGCTACCCACACAGCCTGTGGCTACCCACACAGCCTGTGGCTACCTGCAAACCATCCATTAAGGAGCTATCCCAGTGGCAACACTGCGTAGCGACATCATCGTTCCCGAGATTTTCTCGGCATACGTTGATGAAGCTGTAACCACCCGCTCGGCTTTTCTGCAGTCGGGCGTGATCCAACCCCTTGACATCCTCAATGCTGATGAGGGTGGCGACTATGTGAACGTGCCCAGCTGGTCGGCCAACCTGACCGGCGATGCTGAGGTATTGTCTGATACCAGCAGCCTGACCCCTGGCAAGATCTCTGCTGAAAAGCAGATCTGCCCAGTGCTGCACCGTGGTCGTGCTTGGGAAGTCCGCACCCTGGCCGCTCTGGCTGCCGGTGATGACCCCATGGCTGCCATTGGCCGCAAGGTGGCCGACTACATCGGCAACCAGCAGCAGAAAGATGTGCTTGCCATCATGCGCGGCATCTTTGGCCCCCTGACCAGCAACACCACGGGTGTGCTGAAGGATCTGGCGATTGATTCCAACGCTACGGCTGCACCGCTTGATCCCGGCAAGATCGCTGCTGCTCGCGTCGCCCTTGGCGATCAAGGCGAGAAATTGAGTGTAATTGTGATGCACAGTAAAGTGTATTACGATTTGGTCACACGGAAGGCCGTGGACTACGTAACTAGCAATGAGCTGGGTATTACTCCCGATAGCTCGATGCCTGATGCGTTCGGTGGCAGCGTTGCTGGTGCTTACACCAACGACCTGACCGTTCCGTTCTATTGCGGCTTGAGGGTCGTGGTGTCGGATGATGTCAACAACAACGGCACCCAGTACGCCAACTATCTGTTTACCCCTGGTGCTCTGGCATCGGGCACGCAGATGGGTCTGGTCACCGAAACTGACCGTGACATCCTGGCTCTCAGTGATGCCATGAGCGTGCATTGGCATGTTCTTTATCACCCCCTCGGTCTGTCCTACACAGCCGGTGGTGTGAACCCCAGCCAAGCCACCCTGGCCACGGTTGGCAACTGGACTCAGGTGTACGAAACCAAAAACCTTGGTGTCGTCTCCATCGTTTCCAACCCCACTCTTTGAGGTAACTAACGATGGCACAACCTTCCATTTTTGAGGTGTCCACTCAGGACTACGTTGTCGCTGAGTGCAACATGCTCCTCAATGCTGACGTGATTGATCAGGTGTTCTTCATCGCACCTGAAGCCATGGAGGTGGTGGAGATCCATGAGATCCACAGCACCAAGGGCACTAACGCTTCTGCGGTCACTGCGACCGTAAAGCGGTGCCAAGGCACCGAGGCTGCTACCGCTGGTGATGATCTGATTGGTACAACCAAGATTGATCTCAAGGGTGATGACAACACCCTGCAGAGCCCTGCTCTGACCAGCACTGCTGCCGACCTCAAGTTGGCTGCTGGTGATCGGCTGTCGGTTGATGTGACCGGGACAACCACCGCTTGCGCTGGTGTGCTGGTTCAAGTGCTGCTGAAGCGCATCTGATGGGCATGTTCGCTTTTAAGCGACTGCGTGAACAGGAGGCTGCCTCTAAGGAGGTGGCCTCTTTTTCTATGGAGCAGCGCTCACCACAGGAAGAACCTGCGGAGCGGCCTAAACGACGTGGCCGGCAACCTAAAGCAACGATGGATCAAGACTGATGGCAACGTTATTGGGTGGAGGTGATGCCCGAGTTGACATCGGCGCCATTTCTGACGGCGGCACCAGCCTGACCGTTGACAGCAAGGCGTACCGCGCAGCCGTCACCGTCACCCGCCCCAGCAATACCACCGCCTACACCGCAGGCGACGTGATCGGGGTAGCCGATAGTGGCACTCCTGCCAATGCCGGCAGCGCGATCATCACCCTGGCCAGCATCGGCCCCAGCGGCGGCTATGTGCTGCTGCAGAGCGTGCGGCTGCTGATTGCCAATACCAGTGTCCCGGCGGGCATGGGTGCCTTCAGGCTGCATCTGTACACCGCCTCACCCACAGCAATCCTCGATAACGCTGCCTTTGATCTGGTGAGCGGTGATCGCGCAGGGTATGCCGGTTACATCGACCTGCCCACCCCGCAGGACTTCGGCAGCACGCTGGTGACGCAGGCAGACTATTGCGGCACGGCCATCAAACTGGCAGCGGCCAGCACCAGCCTGTTCGCGCAGCTGGAGACCCGTGGCGCCTACACCCCTGCCAGCGGCACGACGTACGACTTGCGGGTGATGGCATTGGAGGCTGGGCTGTGAGCCTCGCGCTAACGCCCCGGCGGGCGGCACTGTCACCTGGGCAATGGGTGCGCAATGAGCTGTGGCGGCGTGCCCGCGCTGTGCCAAGCCTGGACCTGCGCTTCGCGGAGAACAAAAGCCTGCGGGATTCAGCGAGCGGTAGCGAGCTGGTCACCTTCACCCGCGCCAGTTCTGGCACGTTCACGGGCAGCGACGGGGTGATCAAGACGGCGGTGACGAACCTGCTGCTGCGTTCTAACGACTTCTCTGCCAGTTGGTATCAATCAAACGTTACGCCGACATATAACACCACAGAGGTAATAGATCCTGCTGGCGGCAATACAGCAACTAAGTTTGTAGTTGGATCAAGTGGAGCGCTGGGACAGGGAGTCCCGCAAACGGCTATTGCTCACACAGCGTCAATTTATCTTCGCACTAATACTGCAACAACCACGGTTGATCTGCTTTTATACCGCAGCTCACCATTTGGGCTTGTTACATCCAAGACCGTAACCGTTACCACGTCTTGGCAGCGCTTTGATGTTACCGGTACGTTTCTGGACAATACCTCGCATAATTTCCAAATCAACTTTGGATCTAGCAAGACGGTCTATGCCTGGGGAGCCCAACTAGAGCAGTCGTCTAGTGTGGGTGAATACATCCCTACTACCAGCACGATCAACAGCGCCCCCCGCTTCGACCACAACCCCACGACCGGCGAAAGCCTGGGGCTGCTGGTGGAGGAGCAGAGGACGAATTTGGTGTTGCGGAGTGAGGAGTTTGATAATGCGAGTTGGAGCAACGCTCAATCAACTGACTCCGCAAATACTGCGGTCGCTCCTAATGGCGCAACCACGGCTGACAGCTTAATTGAAAACAGCGCTGCAGGCTTTCAGCACTATATCCAACAGTTAGTCACGGTTGCTGCAAATACTTTGCACACGGTCAGTCTATTTGTAAAGGCAAACACTAGGTCCTCTATACGCTTTGGGCTTCTAAACAACAC